GAGCAGTTGCTCGAGGCCCTCAACGAAGCCTGAACGTCAGCAAAATAACCCCCACCCAACAGTGGGGGTTATTTTTCACTGCGTTTTTACAAAACATTTGTTAGAGAAAAGAGGGGGTGTGGGGGAGCTATAATCCCCCGGTTTTTAAACCGGGGATACATGGACTCCCCCACGTGCTCCGAAGGAGCACATAGCATGGTGGGCGGCGGATGTGTGGTAAAATGCCCCTGGGGACAGCGTTCCCTGTGCACCTTTGAAACTTGGAGTAGGGGGTTCCATCGGGTAGTCCGATGGGTAAAACTCCAAACGAACACCCGTGGCAGAGCCAGAAGCATTGCGCTCGCCTGCCGATACGGAGTCAAGGTCTTTCTGGGCCTGGACGGGGCCTTCGGGGGAGACCCCGAGAAGCCCCGGACTTTAGTCCGGGGAGTCGTCACCCGAACGACTGGAGGTAGAACATTTGCTCTGAGACCAAATGTTCTACCCAAAGGGGTAAGCAATTCCACACCATGCGGGATGTATGGAAAACATCCCGTTGCTCGCAACCATTCCGGAGTTACACAGGCTGATCGGTAGAGAGCGGATCGGGCGCGATGCCCTGTACCAGCTAGCCCGCAAGCATGGGGTACGGCTGGGTAAGCGAATGCTCATCCCCCGCCGCGTGGTGCTGGCCCTGCTCGAGGGCCGTCTACACGAGTTGGAAACCCCCGCCGGGGCTGGCGGGGTTGAGTAGGGGGGTGGCTATGCTCCCCGAGAACATTCTACAAGACAAGCTGGCTTTAGGTCAAGGGCGAAAGATGGCCCGAGCTCCACTATTTTAGGCGACGAGCCCGAGCCCGCTCAATCAGCTCGGGTACCTGAGCCGCTATAGCCAGATGCTCGAGCAGCTCGAGCGCATCTTCCCCCGACGGCTCACGCCAGGAGAGGGCCTCGAGGTGTATTCGCATCACCTCGAGCATCCCCTCATAAGCTCGCACTTTGGCGGCCTGGCGCATACGGTGCCGCTTTACTGCTTCGTAAGACATCAGCCTTCCCCTACTCAATAAAGCCCGCGATACGATCCCGGTCGTAGTAGTCGGCCGCTGCTGGGGCCCACATGCCCCAGAAGCGGTCGAACTGGGCTTTTACTTCTGGGGGAGCATCCCCCAACTCGGCGTACCTCTGCGCGAGGGGTATACGGGTGCCGGCTAGCCCGGCCAACTCGAGGATGGCCTCGAAAAGTTTGGCCCCTACGGAAGAGGCCAGTTCACCCGCCAAGCCGGCGGGGAGAAAAATCCGCGCGCAAACAACCAGGGTGGATTGCTCATAGCGAACATCACCCCATTTTGAGACATCTGCGGCGGTAATCCCATACCGCTTCATTGCCTCGCCAATAGTAGCGGGCAGCACGTCATTACCCGCATCAACGATAGCGGCGCGCACAGCCGCCTCAACGCGCGAAGGCAGGGGGTCCTTTTTGAGGCCCAACACCAAAGCCTTCTTCGCTACATACTCGAGCACGTAGGCTCGAGCCCGAGGGCCGTATTCCCCTGCTTTATCAAAAATCTGCTTTGCTTCGGCATGCAACAACATACTTCCTCCTTCTTTTGCCTGCCTTTTACCCCGGCAGGCAGGGGCAAGAAAGCTTGGGTCAAATCAAAACCACCCGCTCGGAAGCAACCGAACGAACGATTTTGGCCTTGCGCAGCACCGGCTCGCCGTCAGAACCGGTGCCCGCGATCTCACCGGCAACCTCGAAGACTTCGCGGTCGCCATTGAGGGCGATGAAAGATGGATCACGGGCAACGATGTAATAGCGCCCGCTTTCCTCAAACGCGGGATAGACGCTAACCCCCGCCTCGAGGCGGTTGTCTCGAAAGTTCTTGCTCCGGCCACCTTTAGGCAGACGGCCGTAGCGGACGAAGCAAGGACGCCCCTCACGAGCGAGAATGTAACGACGGGCACTAGAAAAAATACCCAGCGCCTCTTCAACAACCTCAGGGGAGCAGCCGCTACTACGGATGTGATCCTCTATCCCTTGGTCCATTAGTGCTTGTAGGGTGGACAAATCCAGGTCACCGAGATAGAAGTGAACCCCCCGGACACCAACAATAAAATCTAGCCCGTACTTTCGGTAGTGTATATTTAGAGCCCCATTCCAGCTTTTTTCAACCCTGACAAGCTCAACTTCTTTGTTCATATCCTCCTCCTCTATGAATACAGATTAGCATAGATTGGCTAATGTGTCAAGCCCCTAGCGTGGATTAGAAATTTTCCCCGTCATGTTTCCGACGGGATATGTTTTGTAAAACGTGTAAAAGTTTTTGAAATTGCCAAAAAGCCCCTTGATAAACCTGTAAACCGCATTTATTTGCCCTTTCAGCATCTCTCCCATTGCTGCGTCGCGATAATCCATTGTTGCCCCCTACGTTTCAAGCACCGAAAGCCACTTTTTGAGTTCATCCAGGCTTGTGACTACCGCAACCGGCACACCGGCCAACCTGTACCGCTCGTGCTCGAGCCGCTGGCCCTGACTGGTGCGTCCTCCCTGGGTACGCTTGCACTCAATGGCGATGCCGCGCCCGCCTTTGAGTGCGATAATGTCCGGCGTTCCTGGCTTGAGGCGGCCCCTCCGGTGTGCCTGGCGGGTCGCCCGGGCTACTTCTCCGGCGTCGGTGATCAGCACAATCCAGCCGTGAAGCTCGAGGTAGTCCCTGATGAGGGCCTGAATGTACGCCTCTTTCCGGTTGGCTACCACTCGCCTTTCAGGTGGCCTCTGGGCCCCCTGTACCCCTTTTTGCCCCTGGTCGCGTCGTGCCATGCGTTGCGCACCCCCACCGTCCGCTCGGCTTCCTGTTTGGCCTTTTCAGTGGCTACAAACTCGCGGTATTTTTCATCTACAAACTGCAAGTACCATTCGGCCACCGCCTCGGTCAGTGGCCCTGTGAATCCAAGGGCCTCGAGGGGGTCACGGTTGGCCCGCTGCGCTGCTGTTATCAGCAAAAAGGCCGTCGGGTTGTTGGTCAGGCTTTCCAGCGCTGCTTTCTCGTGTTCGACGAAAGGATTGCACCTCGGCCTGATAGTGCCGGTAGAGCATAAAAAGTATGTCCTCGTCCTCCTGCGCCAACCGTGCGGGGTTTAGCACAGGCATCTGGCCCTTGGCGGCGTCGCCATCGTAGAAGCCTCTAGGGGCGCGTGTAATGGCCTGCTCGAGGGTAGCCACAACGTGCAGTAGCACCCGCTCGCCCTCGGGCAGGTCGTCAAAACGCGCTCCATTGCAAAGCATGGCCTTGCGAACGCCTATCTGGATGTTGTCGGCTACGGTCAGGTTGCGAAAATGCACCTCACCGGCCAGCTCGGGGTTTGGGTGTTGGATCGTGTAGGGTTTTAGCATAGTCACATTATGCCCTGGTTTGCCCCTCAAGGCGCGGGGTGGTTGCTCTTAGACCGTGGTTTGACCCTGGATACTTGGCTCGCTCCACTTCAATGGTTTGACTTCTCGGCTTTCCCGAGTGTTTCAGAGGCTACTGCCTGGTCGCGGGTCAATCGCTTGACCGCTTCCAGGTCTTCTACTGACAGGGGTTTGTACTCATACGGATTTGTTATCACAGAACTCCTTTCGCGGATGCCCCGCATTTCAATGCGGGGAGGAAGCGGAAGCCGGGCAAAGCCCGGTGCAGGGTCGTTAACTTGATTTGCGGTTTGATTTTTGGGATACTACTTTCATGCACAGAGCAGAAACTATTGTGCTCAAGCTGCGCAACCCCGGAGCAGGCAAGCGGCGCTGGCTTGACCAGACCGCTGAACGCTTCCGCCAGGGGACGCAGTTGGGGCTTGACTATGCTCTGAGCAACAAAACCTCGAACAGGGGGAAGATCCATGCCGCCACCTACCCAAACATTCGCACTCTGGGGTTGCCTTCTGACTACTGCCGCATGGCGGTCAACCAGGCTGTACAGCTTGCACGGAGCCATTTCGGGCTGCGCAAGAGCAAACGCAAGGTGGGCAAGCCCACAGTGGTTCGCAGCCAGGGCATAGGGCTGGGGGTCAACGCTTACAAGGTCGTTGGCACCACCCTGCGGCTGTCCACCGGGCGAAAGGGAGAATACCTCTGGCTTCCCCTCTGCGTCCCCACAAAGTGGCGGGAACGACTTCGGTGGGTCAAAGGAGATGCTCGGCTGTTCAGGAGGGGCAATGACTGGTTCGTGATGCTGCCCCTGCGCGTACCCCACACCCCTACCGTCCGTGACGGGCACGGTGAACCCACCGTGATTGGGGTAGACCTGGGTATCGTTCGGTTGGCCACAGCCAAGCACCCCAATGGCCTTTTTGTCGCCAATGGTAAACCCATCCGCCACCGCCGGGAGCGCTTCGCTGCTCTGAGAGGCCGCTACCAGCGCCACCGCCGCACCGACCAGGTGCGGGCTCAAAAGGGCAAAGAGCGTCGCTGGATGACTGACCTGAACCACAAGGTCAGCCGTCAACTGCTCAACCTGGCCCTTCAGTACCCCAACCCGGTGCTGGCTTTCGAGCAACTCGACGGCATCCGGGATCGGGTGAGAGGGAGCAAACGTTTCAACCGCATGGTCTCCAGCTGGGCCTTCCGGCAACTGGTGGACTTCGTGCAGTACAAGGCCGAGAAAGCGGGTGTTCGGGTTGTGTTCGTAGACCCCCGCAAGACCAGCCGTACCTGCCCGAGGTGCGGCCATGCCACCCGGGCCAACCGACCCGAGCAGAGCCACTTCCGATGTGTGGCCTGCGGCTACCAGGGCAATGCAGACGTGGTAGCGAGTCTGAACATCGCTGGCGTAGCGGCTGGACTGCTGCGTCAAGGGCCGTCTGACACGGCCCGTTTGGGGCAACCCAAACAGGCTGCTCCCGGCGGGGAGCGGCTGGATGGAGTGAAGGTAGGAGGGCAGCAATGCTCGCATACAGACTCCAACCTCGAAAGTTCCGCTTAGGAACCCCCGGACTTCAGTCCGGGGAGGATGTCAGGCTCCACCTCCATCTTTTTTCATAAATACCCTTTCTTCCAACAACTCGAGGCCCGTTTCGGTAGCCTCTGAGTAGAAGGCCATATCAAAAAAAGCCCCTTGCAGTTTGCGTTCTGCAATGAGGCTAAAGAGCCGGTCGCGGTTTTTGTCTCCCCATGCTATCAAGGCACTTGGGGCTCCCGATGACTGGCGCGGGATTGTACCGTCTGGACGCGCAAAATTGATGCGCCCTCGAGGGAATACGTAGGCGTGGGCAGTCGGGAAAATCACGCTCTGCCAAAGCTGAGTCTCCACCCTGGCGAAAATAAGCGCGATTCCACCATCGCCACCGCTACGGTAGTGGTCAACGAGCTTTCTAACCCACACCTGGGTATGTGGCCCGTAAGGTGGGTTCAAAAAGATGTTGCCTTCCCACGGCTGGATCAGGCCGTTGTCCTTGACGGTGTAGTGCCGCTTAGCCGTGGGCCACGGCTGCGTCTCTGACGCGCATGGGTCAAGGTCAAAAAAATCAGGCCCCCCGAGTAAATTGAGAAGCCATTTCGGGGTGATCCAGTCGTTTGTTTCGCCCTGGAAACCCCGTTCATGTCCAAAGCCGTCTTGCTTCACAGGCTCCCCCCCGCGTGTAGCATACATGGCTAAAAAGGAAAAAGGAAATAGGTGCTACTCTTCGTAATACTCGGATGTTTTTCCGCTTACCGCTGTTATAAACCAAAAAACAAATAACGATCCGATGAAAGTGCACCCAAACGTTATTGCCAAAGCAACTTCTTTGAACAGTATTGCAATGACCAAATTTATCAAACTCGTAACCAGGTTGATAAACCCACCGACATAAACCAATAACTCCGGCGCTATTTGAACTCTTGTCACCAGGTTTTGCTACAATGTCAAGCCCTCCCCAAAAAAAGAGGGACTCGAGTAGCCCTCGAGCCCCTTCGCCATCGCATTTACCGCAATACCACCCCTGCCGATACCGTGCCCCTGGTTTGCAGTCTGTAGCGCCCTGGGGCATCACAGGAGACTGCCGAACGCGGCCCTGCGGCTAGGGTATCCCGAAACTGGCAGTTAGGCCCCTCTACAGCTTCTATAGGCCCGCTGCTGGCGGCTACAAACACCCCTCGAGCCTCCACACTGAACCCATGCGTCCAGGGGGCCTCTACCGGCTCCCGTTTGACGTTGGGGTCATTGAGCGCAGGAAAACACCCCGCCAATGCCAATACCGTCAGAAAAAGCACCGCTCTCATGCCTCGCCCCCCTCGGGCTCGGCTAGGGCCTGGGAAAGCAGGTACTCGGCCTTTGCATAGAGGGCTCTCAGTTCGGCTTCCCGCTGCACGTCATCGGTAAAGAATCGAATCAGAATCTCCGCGTTCTCAAACGATAGCTGCTGGATGATTTTGACCGGCAAAGCGGGATAGCGTTTGCGTAGCTCATCAGCCAAAGCTGTAATCAAAAGGTTGATTAGACCTGCAACAATCGGGCTCATTCTTTATGCTCCCCTCGAGACAGGGTGGCAACACCCCCTACAAGCAAAGCTTGGCGGTTGAAGATGGCCCAAATCGCGATGTAGACGGCTCCTAGCGCCTCTGGCAGAGTAAGGACGCCTGCGACATACCCGCCCAAGGCCGCAAAAAATGCCGATACAGCCGTGTAAACCGAACCGCTTTTGAGCAGTTCTTTCCAGTCGGCTACCATGATGAGCTTCCACAGACTTGCAAGGCCAAACGGTGCGCTGATTAGAAGCAAAACCAGGCTCGGCCAATCGGTCGGCGGCTGCGGCGCGGCGGCCAACGCGAACATGATGATTCCCACAACCAACATGAAAACTAGCACTCGAGCAAACATACCTATCCCTCCCTTAGAATCCCACCGGCTGCCCTGGGCGCGGTACATCAGGCCCCAGCTCGCCCGCCTCGCCATTGGCTCCCACGATGCGCAAGGCCAGACCTTGCACCTGGGTTTGAATCGGCTGGTTGGCGTTGATATTGCCGGATCGCCCGCGTAACGTCACGCCCTTGGCAACCCACATAATCTCGCCGGTGCGCTGGTCAATGGCTTTCAGGTCAACAAGCGGCAACTGAATCAACTCGGATTTACCTACCTGCAACTGCTCTACCGCGTCGCTGTACAGCGCCAAAAGGCCGATGCTGATGTTGGCGGTGTACTGGTTGTGGACGTGTTCATAGGGATAGGCCGTCCCGATGACATACATCGGGGTCGTCCCCCCGTCTTCCTGTACGCTCACCTGCTGGGCCTGGCCGATAATTTGATCCCCGTTGCCGTCGCTCAGGTACACGTAACAAAGGTTTGCGTGGCGCGTGTTTTGCTCATTCAAAGCTGCCATGAAGTCACCTCGAGCTTCACTGTACCCCCGAGTGCGGTCATACAAAAACCCCCAACGCGCCGAACGTTGGGGGTAGGCTTTTTGAGGCAGCCAGACGCGCCTGACTGCGCCTTTATTATAGCACCACCCCCTGCCGTAACTCAGGGGGTGGTGGGGTGCTCGTGGAGGCCAACCTGAGCACCGCTTGAATCATAACAAAAACCCCCTGGGGTGGGCAGGGGGGTTACAGGATGGCAGGCTCAGGTAAACTCGCCGAAACCCTGGCCTGCGGCTCTACTATACCCTATCGGGCTACAAGCCGAACAGGGGTCAGGAATCCTTCAACCAGGATGTAGGCGGCCTCGCCTACGGGGTGAGCCTCAAAACGCACCCGTACCGCGTCAAACCCGTCAAACACAAGCTCTACGTTCTCAAAGGCAGGGCGGGCACGGCCATCTGTACCCACCCCTGGCGTGAGTACCCCGCTGGGGTTGAGAGCACCCCGTACCTGGCTGTCCAGGTAAGCGACGATCCTCGAGCGCAACCGGCTGGCAAGGCTCTGGTCGGCCACCTGACCCACCTCCACACTGGCGGCTTTACGCACGCCCTTGAGCAGGGTGTCGTGAATGTCCATGCCGCTGACCTTGCCGTAAATCACGTTGGCATCCGCAACGTAGCTGGTGCGGTTGTTGGCAAAGCGATACTCATTGGCCTCGCTGTCAAAGCGCACCGCCAAAAAGCCGTTGGTGAACAGCGAATCGTAATCGGCAGGGGTGTACTGGTAGCTGAGTTTCTGCACACCCACAGGCTTGTTGAGCAGGCTCATGGCGGGCTCCGAACCGGCCTTGATACCGGCGGCCATTGCCGCGAGGTAGTAGGTCGGATAACGCTGAGTGCCCTCTACCGGCTCCTGACCTGCAATAATCGCCCTGGCTCCACCGATAAGCTGGCGCAGATTGTTGAGCTTGGTTCCAAGGTCGGTTTTGCTGGTGGACAGGGCCACCCCGCAATACAGCAGGCGCTCGCGGCGGTTGGCGATGCTCGAGGCGGTCGTGACATGGGCCATAGCAGCGGCCAAGACCTGCTCGTCCCCTGTACCCACTACAATCCCGTGCAGGTCGTAGGTATCGGCGATTTCAAACGCGTCTAGCCAATCCTGCAATACCACCGCTGGCCCGTTTGTGCCGCCCGATAGAAAAGCCCATGCCGAAAGGTCAACAGGCGAGGCAGGTGAGGCGGGCAGTTCGGCGGTGATGAGGCTCGAGTCTGCAAGGGCGTACAGGTAGGCCCTGGCCCCAATGCTGAGGGTGTACACCCCGCTCGAGGCCGTCACTGTGCCGGTTACAAGGTCGGTGGTGGGGATGCTCGAGCCGAGACTGCCTGCATAATCGGCTGACCACTCGCTAGAGTCGTTGATGATCTGGTACAGGTCGCCAATGGTGCGGGCCTGGTTAGAAGTGATTGTAAGGGTGCTCGAGCCCGTCAAGGTTACGGTCGTCACTCCACCCGAGGCGGTCACGGCCACCGAGGGCGAGCCTGCGCCCCCCTGGTAACGCACGGCCAGCACGGGCCCCAAGTTCAGGTACTGCTCGCGCACCCTGGCAACCAAGTCCTCAACGTACAGGTTGGCAACTCCGGCGGTGATGGTGCGTCTGACCCGAATGGAATTGCTGCTGGGGCCTGGGTTCGATGCGCGAAAAATCACATCACCGGCGTCAATGCTGGCCGCAACTGCCTTGTTGACGCGGATGAAGATAACCTGCGAGGCCCCCCTGAATCCTCCGCCCGGGTTGAACACTTTGCTGGTCAGGTCGTAACCTACGCCTCCCACGAGTCTGCGGTTGGCGGCATTGAGGCTGCTAAACACATCGGCCTGGCCCACGCTCCCACCGTCTGCGACGGCAATAACTGCAACGGCCCGCTCATTGCCCCTGCGCTCAGGGGTCATAGCATCCACGTTTAGGCGGGCATATGCGCCTGGGGTCAAGATGATTTCGTTCCCGAAAGAGACTCCAAACTGGCTCATATGCCTAGTTTATCGGCGCGAACAGTCAGGATGTTTTGCGGTTCAAAAGGTCACTGACAAGGGCATTCCAGCCCTCGAGGGTACGCTTGTCGGCTTTGTGCATGGTCAACAGAATGCCCTGCACCCCTACGGGCACGGCAACGCTCTCAAGGTAGGCGGTCAGGGCGATGGGCTCCCCGCTGGCCTCGGCCTGGGACAGTAGCAGTTCCACCAGTTCGGCCTTGCTCTGGTTGTCAACCTCAAGCCCCCTGGCCTTTGCCAGCGTGATCAGTTCGGCCTTTGTTTTGGCCTCGAGTTCGGCTCTTTCCATGCTTCGAGTATACCGTCAAGCAGGGTGGGGGTTGTAGCTCGTATGCGCTTGAACGGGCTGCGCCCCCCCTGGTGGGTGATGTCCACCATGCCGCAATAGTTCAGCTCGCGCAACGCCTTCTTGACGGTGTTGGTGGCGAGGCCGGTTATCTCCGCTACCTGGGCCTGGGTGGGTTCGCCCTCAATGCACACACAGACCAGAACGCGCACGGCTTCAGGAGATAGGGTTTTGAGTGCCTGCCGGATGGTTCGCATATCTGGTTGCTACAATATCAGGCATGACCGACTATAGTTTCTCGATTCCCCTCGACGCCCTAAAGGCCATGACAAAGGGGCCTCGAGATGAGCGTTTTCAAGCCGAAAAAGAAGTGGCGGCGGTGGCCCGCATAGGTGCGCGGGACATGATGCGGGCTCCCTGGTTCCAGGAGTTTCTACTAAATGCGCAAATGGCGAAAGCGCAAGACCTGGGCCCTCAACTAAAAAAAATGGGCAAGGCCACACTGGACTTGCAAGACGGTGAAAAACAACACCTCTGGCTTACCCGGCCTGTGGGCCTGGACTTCTGGCAACTGCGGCAAATTGTTGAGCGCGATCCGGTACTCAAAGGCATCATCCAAACGCGCATAAACCAGGTACAGCGATTTCTCAGGCCCTCCCGCGAACGCTGGCGGCCTGGGTTCCAGGTGCGTTTCAAATACGAAGAGCACGAGCCTTCGCCCAATGAACGGCGCTATCTCCGGCTCATGGAGGAATACGTACTGAATTGCGGCGCTGTGACCGATCCCCGCGAACGGCGGCGGTTGCGGCGCGATGATCTATGGGACTGGGTTTTCAAGCACCTGTACGACTCGCTTTCAATGGACGCGGCTCCCATCGAGATTATTCCCACAGCCGAAGGAGTCACGCATGGCTGGATTCACGTGGACGGTGCGGCGGTGTTCCTGGTTGACCCGAATGACCCGCTCGAGACCGAGAATGTCCCGCTGATTGAATCGGCCTATAACCTGCACGTGCCTGACCCTGACCAGGTGACGGCGGTGCTGGCAACTGAGGGCATTGTGCGGGCCTGGTACACCCATGACGATATGATTTATAGGGTTCGGCGGCCTCGCACCCAAATAAACAGCCTCAACTACGGGCAGGCCGAGCCCGAGGACTTGATTCAAATCGTGACGGGCTTCCTGAACGCGCTGCAGCTCAACCTGCGCGGCTTTACCGATAACTCCCTACCTCGAGGGCTCCTGCTCATGTTTGGGGCTTTCAATCCTGCTGATGTAGAAGAACTGAAAGCCCGCTGGGAGGCACAGGTACAGGGCGTGCACAACTTCTGGCGGCTGCCGATGATTGTTGGAGACGATTCGCCCAACCCGACAGGGGCGCAATTTATTCCTATCGGCAATGATTTCAACGAGATGTACTTCTCGCGCTGGATGACATTCCTGGTGGCGATAAAGGCCATGCTGTACGCAATGGATCCCGAAGAGATCAACTTTGAATCATTTACCAACCGGCCCTCGAGCCTTTCGGGTTCCGATACTGAAGAAAGACTTGCATCCAGCAAGGATAAGGGCTTGTGGCCCTTGATGCAGTACCTCGGGAAAACCATAAACGAACTTCTGGCGACGGTTGACCCACGGCTCGAGTTTGTGTGGACAGGGCTCGAGTCTGACCAGCAACTGAGCAAACAGGATGAATCGGCCATGCTTACCCTGGGTGAGTTCCGCAAACGGCGGGGTGAGGCTGTTCCAGAGGACGAGGTGATGGCGAATGCACCGATGAACCCCGCTTTTATGGGCCTGTACATGCAGCAACTACAGGCCAAACAGCAAGAAAGCATGGGGCAAATGATGCCCGGTCAGGGCATGCCTGGGCCTGGCAACATGCCGGATACGGACGAACAGGGCAACCGAGTACTTCCAGATGCTGAGGGGCAAATGTACGGGGTTGAACCTGGCAAACAACCTCAGCCGCAACAGGGAAAGCCGCAATTCAAGCAACCTCCGCTCGAGCTTGACCAGGAGTCGCCATGAATGCAAAACGCTTTTACAAGGCTCACGCCACTGGCTACCCGCTGCACAGCCGCCTCAAGTGGCGCGGCCTGAATATCAGCATCGAGAACGGCGTGGGTAGCGTTCGAGAAGGCGTAGACGGTAACGGCAAACCCTGGCGGGTGAGGATGAAAGTACCCTACGGGTACATACGAAACACCGAATCGCCGGACGGCGATCACCTGGACGTGTTTGTAGGCCCCAACCTGTTGAGCGATAAAGTATTTGTCGTCCACACCGTAGACCCCGTTCAGGGGCGCTACGATGAGGATAAAGTTTTTATCGGCTTTGACTCGCCTCAAGGCGCAAAAAAGTGCTTCCTGGAGCACTATACCGATCCCCGCTGGTATGGCGGCATGACTCAGTTTGATGCTGACCATTTTGTGCTGCTGGTGAAGTCTGGCAAACTCATGAAAAGGAAAGCGCTGGTTGGCAAACCCGTACCCAACGCCTCAAAAAGCGAGCTGCAAAGACTGCTCGAGATTGCTATTCAAGCGAACACGGTGAAACAGTAACGGTTCCCCTGACTAGAAGTCAGGGGCTTTCGGAAGCCCTGAAGGTGCACGAGAGCAACTCCGAGCCACGAGGCTGCGTTACGCTCAGCCCCACCAGACGAATCACCTGAGCGCCATTATGGTCAGCATCCCCCACCCACCCACAGTTCCCACACGCAAAGCGCTTGCCCTGCCGCTTGCCGATGTGCAGGCAGTGGTGGCAGGTTTGCGAAGTGTAGGCGGGGGGTATGGGAATGACCCGCACCCCGGCCAGAGCCGCCTTGTACTCCACGAAGCCGCGCAACTGCTGGAAGGCCCAGGAGTTGCTGCGGCGACGCTCCGTGGAGTTCCTGGGCTGGGTGTTGCTGCGCTCCCGGATGCCCGTCAGGTCTTCCAGCGCGATGGCCGCACCCAAAGCCTGAGCCTCCGAGACGATGGCCTTGCTGACCACGTGGTTCACGTGTTTCTGGAAACGTCCCTCTTTGCCCGACAGCCGTCTCAGCAGCGCCCCAGCCCTGCGGCGGGTGCTGCGCGTGCCTTTCGAGCGGTTCTTCTGCACCATCTGACGGGTCTTTGCGAAGCGGTCCCGCACTTTTGTTACCGCTTGGCCCGACCAGCTTTTGCCCGTGGAGGTAACGGCTATATCGGTTCTGCCCAGGTCCACCCCGATTACGTCCTGGGGTTCAGCCGCTGGGGGAACCTCCCGCTTGACCTGCACATGCAGCCACAATGTGCCCTTGGAGTCCACCAGCGTAGCGCTGGCGGGTTGAGCACCTTGCAGTTTTTGCAGGTGGTATTTGGAGAGCCGAAGGTCAACCCGAAGCCGACCCTTGACCGTGCTCAGAGAAGCAGTCTCATCCCGCAAACGGAGGTCAAAGATGCGCGCGTCGTAGTCCACCGACGTGGGCTTGAACGCTTTGACTTTGCCGCCCAACTCCTTTGCCGCCTTGCGGTTCATGCTCACCCGAGCGATGGCCCTTACAGCCAAATTAGCGCTCAACCCGAACTTCTGCCTTACCTCCTTGTAGGTCAACTGCTGTATCCGGGCGCTGTTCCGGATGTTTTCGGGCACAGCCGCATGGATGTGGTTGCAGGCGTCCGCGAAGGCGACCAGCGTAGACCTCAGAGCCGCTTCTTGCTCCGGGGTAGGAGCCAGCCTGATTTTCACGGTAAGCACCTGCTGCACGAAAGGAGTATACCACAAAATGTCACTCTATGCGATCAATAACTTGCGGGGATTCCAGCGGCGTATTCACGCCGCCCTTCGGTTCCTCCCCGCTCTAAAGAGACGGGGCATCCCCGAAGGAGTTCTGTGAAAAGCTACTACTTGCTATTGTGGGGCGGCCACGCCTGGGATGAGATGCGTTTTGATCACCCACAGGCGGCTGTGGCCTATGCGCAGGAGCATTTTCCGGCTCCAAAGTACGCTGTATACGTGATAAGCAAAAAAACTTCACGTACCAAATTCGTTGTTTATCACCGGCACGGGACACCAGGCCAAACCCTGGCAGACCTGCGCAACGCTACCGCTAAAAACAGTACGATGCAGGTATGAACGAACAGGGATATGCAATCTATAACCGGATACAGGACGCGCCAAAGCACCGCCAAACCCTGCGCGGGGCCGTCTTGCAACTGGATCAAATCAACTGGCTGACCCGTCGCGCCTATGAGCTGGGCACGGAGTTTGAAGTGCCAGACACCGTAAAACGCGACGGGGACGGGAATGTAGAGACTGACGAAAACGGAAACCCGATTATTGTCAAGGGGGGCGTATCCAGGGCCGACAATTGGGCGGCGGCCATTGCTGAGTTTGAGCAAACGCACGAGATTCAAGGCAACTTCTGGGTTCCCAAAAAAGTCGAGACTACGGCCTCGAGCCGCAAAAAGGCAGGTAACTAATGGCATTCCTCACAGGTTCTACTCCTGCCGGTTCTTCGGCTGCCGATCCGTTTCTGAACGGCTTGCGGGTTGAATTTGTTTTTGGCGCGTCCACCTTCGACATTTTTACGGTTGACCGCGTAGGGATTGACCAGGTTAGCGGTTTTCCCAGCACTGACAACTCCACCTCCAACCTCTCACCGGCTGCAACGGTAATCACCAACGGTACGGCGGGCTCTTACAACGACACTAACAAACGGCTCACCATCGCCTCTACAGCGGGGCTTTCGGTGGGGGATTACCTGTTGGTGGCGCATTCATCGGTCAACGGCGGTAACGCCTTCCTGGTGCGCATTTTGAGCATCCCCGTTTCGGGCTCCGTGACTTTTGAAACGCCCGATGGGACTAATCCGTTTGACGGTGGGGGCAACCGTACCAACATCAGCTATCAAGTAGCCTGGCGGTTGGCCCTGACAGCGGGCAACTCTCCCACCGTCTCGAGCGGATCGGGTACGCAAAACTACATCAAACACCGCTCGTCCGATCAGGCTAGCAACCAGGCCCAGCAAGAAGAGTCCTTTTGGATCAGAAACAAACCTTCCAACGCTATTACGCTTCAGTCACAGGACGCTGAGATAGGCGCGGCGGGCAACTCTACAAACCCCGTTTTACGGGTGCTTTCGGCCTGGGACAACCGAGGTGGGGTGCGCACCCTTGAATGGGCCAACCACAGCACTCTGAGCCGCAATGATTTTCGCTGGAGTGATAACGGTACTAACGAGCGGGCTTTTACGGTAGCCGAGCTGGGTTCGGGCATTTCCCTCAACCTGACCGCTGGCGACGGCATAAAGGCGGGGCGGTTGCTGTTGCGGGCGCGGCAGGGCTCGAGTGTAGCGGTAGGCCTGGACATCACCTATAACCTTGACAGCACCGCTCCCACCCTGGTCATGGCGGTTTATGGTGGATAATGCTACCTGATAGCGTCCTGGAAACTACTACCAGCACCGGCACGGGCAGTATTGCACTTGCCGGTGCTGTAACAGGTTTTGTGACGGTTGGCGGAAGATTATCCGATGGTCAGCGGGCCGTGTTCCTGATTGAGGCGGTAGACGCCAATCTGAATCCAACGGGCGCGTGGGAAATTTGCGAGGCAACCTATACTGCCTCGGGAAACCAGCTAACCAGCCGGACGGCCATCCGCTCGAGCGACAGCAATAACCTGGTCAATTTTGCGGCTGGGACTAAAACGGTAGCACTCGTAGAAGATCCCCGCTCAGTGCAGTTACCCACCTTCACCGTCAGCACCCTGCCCATTTTGCCGTCCAACTACAGGGCTATTGCTCACTGCTCCGATATGGTTTGGAGCGGTGGCATAGGCGGCCTTGCACGCTGGAATGGCAAACGCTGGCTCGACCCCGATGGCCGCCTTGCGCTCAGCACTCAGCTAAACATCGCGCCCAACGGCGCTACAAGAGCAGAGCGATACAAGGCAATGTTGGCTAGATACATTGCCGAGGCCAGTAACATCTACTACGCTGCCCCAAGCGGCAGTAGCGGCAACAGTGGTACACGAGCTTCGCCCTGGAGCTTACAACACGCCCTCAACCAACTGCAACCGGGCGATGTCCTGCTTCTGATGGACGGCCTGTACACGTCCGCCAACGGCTATGGCGCTGCCGCCTATCAAACGTTGAACAGCGGGACAAGCAGCGCCTACATCACCGTGGCCTCAGAAAACCTGCACGGGGCGCGGATTCACAGCACCACCGCTTCGTTTGGTTTCTTCATCCAGCCGGGCGATGATTATTATCGCGCGATGGGCCTGGAGATTACCGGCGTTATCGGCGTGGGCATTTACTGCCGGGGCATTGGCTCGCACATGCTCTACAACTACATCCACGACATGAACGCGGTGGAAGGGGTAGACGGCGGGACGGGCATTCTCATTTACGACGGTGGCGTGGGTGCGGCCATGAACTGCCTTGTGGAGGGCAATATCATCCACGACACCGCCGATTTTGACAGCCGCACCTGGGGTAACGGTTCGGCTCCGGCAACCCGCGTGCACGGCATCTACTTCTACGGCAACGGTAGCATCATCCGCAACAACGTAATATTCCGCATTATTGCGATGGGCATCACATCCTGGGGTAGCAACCAGAACAACGTAGTGGCCTATAACACTATATGGGGCTGCAAATATGCGGGCATTTCATTAGGCGCGGGGGACGTGACGACCCCTCTCTGCCAGAACAACGTCACGGTGGGCAATATCGTAGCGCATTGCTATTACGGCCTGGACGTGGTAAACGCTACCGGGGCCAACACCTGGGACAGAAACGTGTTGTACAACAACACGTTCAATATCACATCACGAATCACGTCCAACGGCGGTCACACCAACGGCATCACCACTGACCCCCAACTGATTTTCCCCGGCTACAGGGGGGATTTCAGGCCCGCCCTCACTTCTCCAGCCCGTCGCGCGGGGGAAACTACCTATCTCCCCGCACTCGATTTTGACCTGCTTCCTCGAGTATCCCCTGACCTTGGGGCTTTCGCCATCCGCGAAGAAGTCGAGCGGGACATGGGCACGGGCCTGATTTCTCAGCGCTCGCACCTGTTTACCCTGCCCGTGGCATTGCCCCCCGGCTTCCCGACCAGCACCACGCGGCCAGTAATCAGCGCGATTGGAGCCACCGCCTTCACCACGCTGGCCCTCACGTCGGGCCGCGCCTACTGGATTCCGTTCAGAGTAGAGCGCTGGATTCGCTGCATAACGCTGACTGCCGAGGTCACGACTACCGGGGCCGGGACACAAACACTGCATCTGTACAAGTCCGACTCCCTCGGTCGGCCTACCGCACGGCTCATCAGCGGGACATTCGATGGCTCGTCCACGGGGGTGAAAACGGTGACCCTCAACCAGCCGCTCGAGCCGGGCGTGTACTGGCTGGTACTGCATGCAGGCTCAACGCCGACTTTGCGTGCAGTGGCAGTAGGCGGTGCGGTTCCGCTAGCGCATGCAACCGGCGGGACAGCGTTGGTGACGCATTTCTACACATCCGGCGTACCATCCAACCCCGCGCCAACCAGCGGGTTCACGGCAGGGACGGGATCTATCCCTGCCATCGGCATCGAGTATGTTTTGTAGGGGGTAGGCTATGTTCGATAAACTCGCAATTCAGACTTCCAAAACTCTAAATGTAGAGTTGCAAACTCCGAGAGTCCACATTAAATGCATCTTGTAGGAGACCGAGTGGAGCCAGAAATGCAACGAATCTACGAGCGCTTGGAGCGTGTGGAGCGTACGGAGGAACGCCACTCGGCCATCCTCCAAGAGCACTCACGCCGCCTCGAGGCGCTCGAGGGCTTGCCGTCCGCGCTGGCGGCCATCAATCAGGCAATAGGCAGGCTCGAGGCGAAAATAGAGGGACAACGGCAATGGTCGGCATTGATTCAGGCGGTGGTCTGGCTGATTCTAGGAGGGGTGCTGGCGGCAGGATTCGAGCTGTTCAAACGTTAGAAAGGATTTTTATGAGATCGCGCCTGATCATTGCAAGGTTCACCGTGTCGCGGCGACGGCGCTTCCGTCCGGCCTCGAGCGATACCACACCCCCTACTTTGGTTATGGCTGTCTACGGTGGCTGATGATTTTTTATCGAGGCAACTATACCCAACTCTGGCTTGTTCTAACCTCGGATGAGCCGCTAGGGGTTTTGGACACGGATTTTCTCGAGGACTACTTCGGGGCTGACGGCTTCGTGACCCTGCGCCATCTACCCACGGGCAACACCTACCAGATGCCGATGGTGGCGGTGGGTACGGGCAACACCATGTTTCGGGGTTTTTACAACCTGAACCTTCTGCCGGATGGGTTGTTTCAGATAGAGGCGCGGGTGCGCGATCCGGTGGGCAACTACACGATTCTGAACCAGGTACTCAACCCCTTTGGCAACGAGCGGGTGCTGGCGCTGGGCTTTGAGATACGCCCTGGTGACGCGGTGAGCCTGTTTACAGGTAGCCTAATCGTGATGGGTGGTTTCGAGGGGTATCTAAATTGGGACAACCCCGCCTACTTTGCGGGGTTGCTTCGGGTGGATGATGAGCTTGAGGGCCGCCTGTCGGTGTTCGTTTAGCTGTCCAGTGGCGGGATAGGCGGCTGTTTTACGCCGTCCTGCTCATCTTCGGGAATGTCCACGTCCAGCATCCTCATAAACGCGATAAGTTCGGCATAAAAGACATCACCGTTTTCTCGGGCTCGAGCCTCGAGTCCAAACTTTTCGTTGTACTTTTTCACGATGACAGCCGCCTCATACAGACTTTCAGGCTCTTCTACGCGACGGGCAATGAGTACCGCCATAGCCGATAAAATGCGGTCGGCTATAGCAGTGCGGATGTAGTCAAAGCTGTCATTCAAAAAGTGAGCCTCGAGGAGTCCTTCGGCGCTTCCTTCGGGACGGTAAAAGTATTGCCCCATGACAAGTTTTACTGGTACTGGCGTGTCGCTTACTTGATTTTTGTCCGTTTTCTCTGCATAGCCACACAAAACAAACCCGTGCAGGCTCTCAAAGTCCGACGGGTGGGTTTCGTCTGGCATAAGAATTTTTGTAATAGCTTCAAGGTCTATCGGCTTTTTCATACTGGCCTCCTGTTGCCCTGGAATGTAGCAGGCAACGCAACAATCATGGCATGAAGCCAGGGATGCTTGCAAGGTGTAGCAGAGTATGCCACATTGGGGGTGGAGGAAATGATATGAGCAAGTACCTGGTAAACGCTTTTAGTCTGAACATGCTTCTTTTCGCCGTCGAAACGACGGTCAAGTTTACCCCCCTGGGCCTCGAGGAGGCCCGCGCGTACTCGCGGGCCAACAAGCTGACTCCTGCGGTGGGGCACGCAGACACTGCCCGGGTGGTGGACGGGCTCCTGGGGCTCGAGGCCCAGGGGGAAACCCCCGCCTCTTACGGGCGGATAAACGTCAGCCTGGTGGAAGGTGACGAGGTTCTCGTTGCCCAGTACACCGGGCCTCGTCTCCCCGAAGGGGCAACGACGCTCCCCGAGGGGGCGGTGATCAACTTTTGGCTCGCTACCGTCACTGACGCGTAGCGGCCAACCCCAAGATGCCGGGCCTTTGGGCTCGGCATCTTTCTTTCTGGGTACAATAAGGCCATGATCTACGCGGGCGATTGGGGTTTTGTCTACACCCTGACAACCAATGTCAATACGCACAACCCCTCAATCCTGCAAATTGAGCTATTCCTGATAATGCCCAACCGCAAGCACAAAAAGCGGGTGTTTACCCTGGCCCAGCTTCTCGCCCTGCCCCCCCAAACCCTCATCTGGGAGTTCCAGCAAGGCGACATCCCCGCTCACCTGCCAGGGCAATACGGCTTCGAGGCCTACGTGACCTATGCCGAAAACCCTGCCACACCCACCGTAGCAACGGCGGGTCGCTCGAGTAGCCCCTGGACGTTTGAGGTGCGTCAAACCCTGCGCTACGGGACTACACAATTGCTTCCATGATGGCCCCAAACTCGGGGCTGACCGCATACAGCATTTCCTCGCGGGCCACAAGCTCTATCACCCCGTCCACTGTCACTTCCTCGGCAAAAATCACCAACCCTTCAGGGTCTTGACCCCCTCGAGTCATGCGCTGGTCGGTGATCTCGCGGTAGCCCGCTTCTTCCAGCAAGAGCCAATCGGTTTGCACCATCTCTTGCAGGATGTTGCCCAAAATGGTGCGCTCCGATGGGTTCTCACTGATGGCGAGCATGTCAAGCCTGGCGCGGTACAAACGGGTGCGTTCGATAAACATTTTGCCGTCCTTGAGCCGCTTCCACTCACCCCGTATCCCGCCTATGGGCTGGCTGATAAAAGTCTGTGTCTCCTTGATGAGCACGGCGGGTAATGGCTGGTCTTTGGCTAGAACGTCCTGCTCGTATACCGGCACGTGGTTGACCCGTGGCCCCAAACGGTTGGCGGCTATGGCCTTGTTCAACGCATATTCAATACGAGGCTTGAGGATGTCGCGCAACACAACGGCCTGGGCCTCCATGCGGCGGGTGGGCGTGACCTGGACGGTGAGCGGATCGCCTACCGAAAAAAGGCAGTGGTAATAGACGGGGGTCTCAGCCCGTAGGGTGGGGTGCATGTCCACGGTCTGATACCAATGCCTCTGTGGGCTCTCTATAGCGATTCTGGAGGCCGTCCTATGCCACCTGAACATTCCATCTGCCACAAGCCGGTAGGCGGGCCCTGGCGGGCCTACGGGCGGCGTAGGAAGGCTCGAGGCATAGACTGCAAAGGTGACGCTTTCCTCACCCACCGCAACCGTGAGGCGGCAGGCAGCTCCTGATGGCAGGGGTTCGACAAGAAAAATCATGGCCGGTCTTTTTTCAAAACCCCGTCCTGGATGGGGCCGCGTGCGTACTCGAGCGGGTCACAATACTCAAAGTGCATCCCGTCGGCCAGGCTGAAGTCGTTTTTTCCTCTGGGCCCCCTCCACCGCCCTCCCCAGGCAAAACCATAAAACTCGAAAATCTGGGCTACGCGCTCATCGAGCTGGGGTTTTGCGCCAAAGCCGTTCGTGCGGGCGGCTACGTCCAGGGCCATGCCCCAACTGTGGACGCTGAGGGGTCGTGAGGGGTTGAAAAGCTGGTGGCGTGGAACCCACAGGCCGTCAAAAGTAGCGACCTTGCTCTGTAGGTTCTCCAGAAAAACAATGCGCCATGCGAGTACCAGAGCGGGGGCCATGAGGCGGTGACACCATACTTTAGGCACAGTGGTAAAAGCGGGTTTACCGTTGCGCAAGATAGGTGTGGGAGGCCATCCCGGCAAATCGGGAACAAAATCTTTCAGGGCGTTGCGTTTGCCGTATTCCTGAGTCGTCAGGCTCACGATATTTTTAGCCGTCCACTCTGGATCGGTGATGACGATTGTGCCGTTGGGTGCGCTCCGGTATTTGAATCGGCCACATGCCGCGTTCAAGCTGGCGGTGTCGCTTGAGGGCCTCAACGCCAAGTTTTTCCTTACCAGGGCGGCCAATTCTTCTATGGTCATCTTCGCGTAGTCCATTTCTATCCTCCCCTACCTGGGTATAGGTCGAACAACCGCAAGCCTACCCTGCGCGGCAGTCGTAGGCCGTCCACATGGCGCATTTGGGGCAGCTCGGCGAACACGTAATACTCAGGGCAGGCAATGTAGTCCAGGACGTAAGGGCTTCCATAGGGCGGGCCGCTAGTGAGCCATTGCACGGCGTTATTGTTTATTACAAAGTCCACCCCTGGCTCATAGGTCACTTCACTGCCCCCAACAATCGCCCTGGCCGCCTTGATTTCCCAAAAAGTCGGGTATAGCAGGGTTTCGCGGCTGCCCCTGGTCATGCGCTGGTTGACGGGGCGCTCGAGGTCTAGGAAAACAAAGCGGTCGTGTTCCTTGGCCTGAAAAGCTGGGTTTGGAGTTATCAAGTCCTCGAGGCGCTCGGGTATCGAGCATTCCATATCGCCCTCTTTCACTTCCCCCCTGGCCGCCCATGACCGTTGTGTGCGTATGACCTGGGCGTGCAGGCGCATTTGTTCGGGGGCGCGGTATCGCACGGTGTATAGCGTGCCTGGCTGCGGTCGGCGGCTCCCCCAAACTATGACCGATTCTTTCCCCACGCTGACGTCGCTGTGTGTGCCACCAAACTGGTCGCGTACTTCCAGAATCTCAGTCACTCGAGCCCTCGACAGCCGTTCATCAGCCACCTTGAAACTGAATCGCCATTCCAGGTACGGGCCTGGGCCGTAGTGGGTCAGGGTGTCTTCATACTCAACAAGAGGCACGGTTGACCAGATATAGCCGCGTCCTTCGCACACAGGGCAGTCGTGGGCCGGGCCTCCGCTGCGGCCATCGTCACAGGGGCATAGCCTGGCTGCACGGCAGCTCACCCGATAGGTCAGGGGGCCGTTCAAAAGCATGTCGAACAGTTCAGGTTCAAACTCGCCCTGGGGAAAATCTGAGTATTGCGGCATATGCACCTACAGAATGTCCAGCATAAAACCCGATTTGTTGGCCCAAAAAGATTTTAGCCACTCCTGCACTTCTTCTTTTAGGTGGCCCCACAGGTTTGAGTATTTCAAACCGTCCGGCGTGTTCATAAACTGCACCGACTGGCTGAGGCCATCCACCCCAACGCTGCGCCCCTGCACCCCTGCCACGAAGTTGCGATCCAGCGAACCCGGCGCTAGAATCTCCATCGCGGCCATTTTTGCTAGGTTCAATAGCACATCAGCCCACGGGCCTCGCAAGTCGCTCTCGTCGTATCCGGCGGTGTAAGAAAAATGCCATGCCTGGGGTACGTTGCGGGCCATGTTGACCATCGTCAAAAAGCCTGGGCCGTACACGTTGGGAATGGTGAGGGTGCGTCCTGGGTAAATCTGCACGGTGGCGGGCCTGGGCCACTCATAAACCCAATCGGTCGGCAGCCTCGAGCCCGACGGCATACCGGGCAACCACAGCCCTACCGCGTGAATCTGGCGAATGGGGCCAATGGGCAGGCGCATGATGTGGTAGGTTTGCCCGTGGACACCGGCGGCGCGGTACGGCAGAGCCGGTAGAGTCTCGTCGTGCTCTGGAAGCTCACCTGGCAATACTTCACGCCCTAGTTTGATTGTGGTGGGTTTCAAACGCACCCCAAACCGGCGTTCAAACCATGCCACCGTAGACTGTATACGAAAATCCAGGGCGCGATCACTCAACGGCTGACCCATGGAGTCTACCAGCGGCAACCCCGGCAGGATATTCTCCCGTACAAAGTTCGTGGACAGTAGCACAACTACATGCTACCACCCAAACATGTTGCGGATGTTTTTCCAAAGTTCGGCTCGAGCCTGCCAAAAACGACGCTCGGCCTCGCGCATACGTTTGAATCGCACGATTACGATGTATCCCTCTTCGTTGTTTAGCAGGGCGTCGTGGTACTGCTCGCGCAACCTGTTGGCCTCGCAAAATGATTCTAGGTACTGTTTGAGAGGGGTCATAGTCTCAGCCTAACAAATGTTTTGTAAAAACGCAGTGAAAAATAACCCCCACTGTTGGGTGGGGGTTATTTTGCTGACGTTCAGGCTTCGTTGAGGGCCTCGAGCAACTGCTCTTTAGTCCAGTGCTGCCCCACCGGGATACCCTTATCTTCCGCAAGCGCAAAAAGCTCTTCCTGTGTCATGTCCTCGAGGCGACGGGTCGGTTCGCGGTTTTTGATTGTCTCAATGATCTTAGCTTTGGGCAGTGCGGGATTGACCTCGATGCCGTTTTTCTCGGCATACTCCAAAAGCTGCTTCTTGGTCATGGTTTCAAAATAAGGGCCTTCGTCAACCGACTCCGGTTGCTCTTTAGGCTTTGCATCAGCGGGCGCGTCGAAACTCATCCCATCGGGTACACCCGGTTTACCGTGCTCACTCAGGTCAGACAGGAATGGATAGGGTTTTTCAGCTCCACGCAAAATATAGCCCTCGATGCCGGTAAACTCTCCAGCGGTGGCGTTGTCCACGGGCTCCGACAAAATCATGTCCTCAACGCGGCGAAACTCCACGTTGTTGATCTCAATCTTTTTCTGGCGGCTTACCATGTCCTTGATAAAGTCCAGCCTGCACTCAATGCGATATTCACTCATATTTTCCTCCTTTATTGGGGTAAATTACCCCCCTGTCCCCAGGGGGGTAATATCAGGGCTTAAAACGGCTTCCAGCTCGCCTTCATTTCGGGGGGCAGGATGTTCTTGACCACAAAGTGGTGCTGAGGGATGGAAACCTGGAGGGCGGTATACATCGCTACTGCCCAGAACTGCCCGAGGCCCGTCGCGCCCGTGGCGTATAGGGGGATGCTCTGGGTGGGGAAAAGGGTCAGGTAGCTGATGCTCTGAGGGTTGACGTTGAGGAAGAAGCTGCGGCTCGAGCCTGGGATGTCCTCGAGGTTCCAGGTGTACACTGTGGGGTCAGCGCTGCCTGGGTTGGTGGCTGGAATCCGCCTGATGAGCCGGTAATCCTTCAAGGTGGGTGTGCCGGTGGGGTTGCGGGTGGTCACGTACAGCGCATACCCAGTCTGGCGGCGGTCGGCGTTGGGGGTGATGGTGAACTCCACAACATCACCGGTGGCAACGGCGTGGGTGACGGGCGCGGACAAAAACCCTTCCTCGCCGGACTCGCTGATGGCGGCCACGCGGAAGATGTACGTGCCCGCCTTGGCCGCGTCAAAGCGGCTGTTTGGGTTGACGGGGGAGGCTACCGCAAGAGTGGGTGCGCCCGGGCTGTTGGCATCTACGCGGGTATTCCCGCCTTCGTCCGCGTCGAACGCTTCCTGTGGCATGGCGCTATCGGCGTTGGGGATGTAGATGTCGTACATGTTGGTTACGACTTCATTCCCGATGCGCAGGCGGGGTACAGCCGAACCGTAGGCGATGGTGGTGGGGTTGTTGTCCAGCATGATGCGGTAGGTGGGGTCAAGGAATTTCTGCAAGAAGGCTTCCATCAGCGGGTCGCTAAAAACGTGGGTAAGCTCGCCAAAAATCCCCTGGTTGCCAATCCGTGCCCCAATGCTGCGGGCGGTGTCCATCCACGCCTCCATGTAGGTACGGGGGTCGTTGGAGGTCGTGATGGTGGACATGTCAATGATGTGGTTGGGCCGCTCCTGCCGCAAAATCGTCTCAATGCCATTGAACTGAAGCGGGGCTACCTGCTCGTCGCCAAAAAAGATGCTCCAGTTTGCATCGCGCAGCAGACGGGTCACAGCGTTGACGTTTTCCAGCGCCCGCATGTTCTCAAGGGTGCGCTGCACGCTGGAAAAGTGGCCGATGGAGGCCATTGTGTACTGCTGCTTAATGTAGGTCACGCGCCGCTTGTACGAACCTACCTGGCTTCTCAGGGCCGCAAGTTCGCGCCCGAACGTACCGCCTACCTGCCCACCAATGGACACCTGGATGGTGTACTCGTTGACGGCGCTGCGGGTACGCTCCTTTGGAAGCGTTTTGTAGATACGGAATTTGTCCTGGGTGTCAACCACTTTGCGTACAAGAGACTCGAGGTTCTCAGGCCGCAAAGCGGTCATACCGCTCATGAGCAGCGGGTTGGTTTCGTAGGTCGAGGTAATGGCGCTGGCCTTTGCGAACTGGTCAAAGTCCTCGAAAGTCAAAGGGCCGCTCTGTGCGCCTGGGATGTGGAAACGGGGTTCCATAGGTCAGTGTTCCTCCAATTACCCAAAAATCGCTTTACGCTGATCTTCGGTCAGAATTTCCTTGAACGCATTGAGTGAGCCGGTCATCAGGTATTGCTGTGCCTCAGCAAACTGCGCGGGGTCGGTGATGACCTGCTCGGCCTTCGCCAGCAACTCACCCACGGGCAAGGCTGCGTGGCGTTCGCCGGTGGGGATGGAAACAAGGCTTTTGGGCTTACGGGGCTGTCCGGTGGCGATGTTGACGGCTTTCGCCATCGTCTCGAGGCTGGACTGCTGGGCCTTGGCGATGGTTACAAACTCGTCCAATTTGACCACCAGGGCCTTCACCATCTGCTCGAGCTCGTCCTGGCGCTCCTGTACCGCTCCTACCGATTCAAGATATTCCTTGTGGCGACGATCAAGCTCGTTGAGCACGGGCGATAGGCTCTGTACCGCTTTTGCAATCATCGCTGCGGGCGCGGCCTGCGGGGTATCGTCCTCTTCTTCCTCGTCGTCGTCCATGTCCATGCCCTGACCACGGTTGAGCATGGCCCGCTCCCTGTCCTCATCGTCCATTTCGGCCATCTCGTCGTCGTCCATATCCTCGGCTTTTGCAAGCAAGGCGGCGGCTCGAGACAGCGCGTCCTGAACCTTTTCTTTCTCAAGTTCGGTCAGCATAGCGTCTCCTTCATAGCACTCACTGTAATAACGTCAGCAGTCAATCATCCAAGCACCCGCAAAACGTCGCGCATGATGCGCTCGGTGATCTCGGTGGCCTGTTTTTTGCTCATGCCCTGAGCCACTAAAAAAGCGCGAATCGTATCGTATTTTGGCAACATTTGCCCTTTACGAATGCGGTTGAAAACTCTGGCCCGCATTTTTTCGTAGGGCATCGCTGGGCGCTCGGTCTGGTTTCTAACAGCCCCCTCGAGGCTTTCCCTGGTGAGGGCCTGCACACCCGTTTTTGACGGCGAATCAAGGACGACGTCACCCGTCGTCAGGGCCTTTACAAAGGTGTTCACGCCCATCTCCCACACGCCCTTGCTGACGCGGTTGAGGTTCAGGTCTACAGCTTTTCTAAGCCCTCCCATCGGCTCGGTAGACACCGGCGGAAGCTCGGGGTGCTGCGCTCTGGTTGCAAAACCCACCGAGTACCATTCTGTGCCCGTAATGACACGCACCCGACGCCCACGGCGGTTCTCCACCCTTACCGATTTGATATTGCCGAAAACGCTCGGATACCACCGCTTTGGCGGGTTCATGGCGGTAATGCTGTGCCAGAATTCATCAGCCCAAAACCCCATGCCCTCAAACCCTGCAAGTTTGGTCGGTTTGGTGGCGTTGGTGTAAATCTGGCCCTTTACGAAAATGCTCTTACCCTGGCGGCGGGCATCTACCGGAATACCGATCTCGTACTCGGGGCGGCGCTCTGTGCCATAGGGGTTCCCTAGAAAGCTCCAGTGGTTGATGTCCAATGTGCCCTGCTCGAGAAACAGGTCTTTGCTGGCCCAAAGCGCATCGGCCAAAATGTCGTCGCCTTCGCGGTCAATGACCCCCTCGCGGCTGGTCTCGAAGTAGACAAAACGCTGCCCCCCTATTTCTTCTGCTTTTGCAAAATAGGGGAGTCTGAGCGAAAAAGGTACGTTGCTGTAGGTTTCCACGCCCTTACTTTAGCGAGGGCAACGGTTGATCAACTGCGGGCGCTGACGAAGCTGGCCCATTCCATATCGGGGTCGTATAGGGTATAGGGCTCGTCAATTGGCCTGGTCTAACACCTGTTCGATGGCCTGCTCGGGCTCTACTTCGGCGGTCTGCAACTGTTTGGCGGCCTCGAGCAAAGCCTCGTGCGGTTCCTCACCTTGCTTGACCTTCTCGGCGGCCTCCTGCAACTGTTTGGCGGCCTCCTGGATAGGATCGGCCTGGGCATCGGTGGCGGGTTGGGGTTCAGGACGGTTCAGGTGCGCGGTTGCGCGTTCAAAAGCTTCTCGAGCCTTTTCCTCGTCGCTGGCCGTCTGTACTAAAAAGTTCTCGTCGGCTTCCTCATCGCGCCCACGAATTACCCACGGATATTTTTTGCCTGGCATGTGAAGCAGGCTATAGGTAACAGTTCCATCGTCGCCTTCTACACGGTGTTCATGGCGCTGGTCGTCCTCTTTGTCGTACCGCTCCCAGCGGTGGTTTTCGTTGAGGATGTACCGGCGGCCATTGAGGGTGCGAATCTCGCCTACCTGGTGGTGCTCGTCATACTGACCTTCGTAGGGGTCAGCGGGTGGGGGCGCGGGGGGCTCCTGTGCGGTCTCGGCCTGGGCCTGGGCAGCAGGCCCGCTCTGCTCCGGTTTGGGGGGCTCGTAGCCGTAGGTTCTGATGTTTTTCAGGAATGTGTCCGCAAACTGTTTATCAGGCTTTTTGATATGCCGTCCAGCAAAGTTCACAACCGCATCCTTGAAAAACAAGTGCCCGTCATCGGTTAGCGTGAACACAAGTTCACTATCGAGAATGCGATCCCCGCTCTCATTGTAGTAATGCGACACATACAACTCGTGCTCTTTGCCCGCTTTGTGGCGCTCGATAACAAGGTCTTGGTAGCCTTCTTTTTGCAGCCGGATGTGAAAGGTGTCGCCCTGCAAAACTTTCTCTGCAAGCCCCCATTTTTTGAGCATCATGGCAAGTTTGCTCTCAATGTGGCCTATTTGGTTGCGTGGTTCGATTGATGCGGGTTGGGTTGGGTTGCTGTATCCAACGCTGATTTGAATGATATGCCCGTGCTTTGGGTCTATGATATTTGGCTTGGCTTCGCTTGCCTTTATGTCGGCCAATATGCTGTTCAAAACTGATATTGCTGCTCCGGCATTTTTTCGCGTTTCTCTTATGCTGTTCCTGCCGGTCATTTCGACAAATTCCAGTTTTTTCGTATCAGGGTTGAGTTTGAAAACCAGGCCGTCAATCAATCTGCGAGTGTCCTGATTAATAACTCTTTCCACCTTCACGTAGTCTTGGTTGCTGCTACGGAAACGGTGTACTAATACCTGGCCCTGCTTTATATCGAACATGCCCCTGTAATCAGGGTTTTCGAGCACCCGCTCCAGGCCATAATCTTGCAAAAAAGCATGAGCGCTCTCAGCTAAAGCCGCTGGCTCTTTTGCGGCTCGCAACAATTTGGGTATATCTCTAGTTTTAGTTTTGGGTGGAACCAAATCCCGAAACGCTATTTCGTCGGCGAGCCTCGTCAGTTTTTTCAAAATATCTCTTGCGAATCTAGGGTTTTGTAGAGCCGCGTCTGTAAAAGCTAACGGCCCATGGGCCACATCTAAAGATAAATTACCTTTGTTATCTACGTCAAACCTGATAAAACCTCTACCGCGTTCAGGTTCATACGACAAAATCACCTGATTTTTACCTTCTCTATTGACGTTGCGAATGCTCACTTCTACAGAATCATTCTCTATTGTTTTGGTAAAACCTGGCGTTGTAAGAACGTCCAGCAAACCATGCCTCTCGAGAAAATCCCTGGTTTCTTTGATCAACAAATTCTCTTCTGCGCGGTAGGCAAGAGTTTTTTGCTTGCTACTTCCTGAACCCGCTTGCTCTTTTGAATCGGCCTGGGCGGGGACGGGTGCAGGGGTTGGGATGTCCTGGGTGGGTTTGGGTGCTGGTGTCGCCTGGGTGGGTGCAGGGGTTGGGGTGGGTGCGTCAAAAAGGCCCGGCTGTTCAACTTTCGGCTTGCCCTCGTCACGTTCTACGTAATAGGTTTGCAAAAATGTTTTACCCTTCCGAGTGACCGGTTTTTTGACCGGCATCAGTTCAGGGTTTACGTCGGCAGCCGGTTTGTTGTTATTGTCAAAAAGAAAGCCTTGTACGGCTTTGGCAATCAAATCCTGCAAAGAGGTCATGCTTGCATTTTACTTACCCTTGCGGTTGGATTTTTTGCGGTAGTCTTTTTTGTTTTGGCTTTTTGCGCCTGGTAAACTTCCTCGAGTTCCAAAGCCTCGGACTTCAGTCCGGGGAGTCGTCACATGTGGGTCGGCTTTGTGTAACAAGCTGTGATAGGCGCTCGAGTGCATCCTCTACCCCCTTTTCGTCAATCTGAACAACATAAACTCGCCCGTCTTTCATCGCGGCTACTACCTGTTCTTCTATTTTCAAGACGTAGCCATAGTTAGAGACTAACTGCATCAGCGGGTACAGTTCAGGGCCTAGCATGGTGCAGTACCTCCGCAAGCCGGGCCTGCTCGAGGGCTTCCAGATAGGCATCTCCAACAGCGGGGTTGCCTAAATCGTGTCTGGCGGCGGCCTGGGCCTGTCCCGCGTGACCCTCTTTCAGCGCAGCTAGGTGATCCTTTAGCTGGCGTTCAAAATAATGTTGTTCAGCAAGCGCTCGAGCTATATCTGTGTAAAGTGCCCTTGCGTTTTCAAGTTTCATGGCCCCATTATAGGGTTTACAATGTTGACACACCGGATGTAGCAACTCATAATGCACCCACAAGGGGGTAGGCGTGAAAACAATCATCGGCAATGTGTGGACTTTTTTGATCGCCTGGCTGTTGGCGCTGGGCATACTGGGTATGGTCTTTGACAAAGGCGCACCTGTTTGCAATAAGCAGGTGCGCCTTCCTTCGGGGTGGTGAGCGTGATTCCATCGGGTTTGAGACGATTCCTTTCAGAGCTACCTAGCAATGCTGGGTGGCTTTTTTTGGCTATGGTAGATAGCCCTGAGCCGATGACCCGGGCAGACATGGCGGCTGAGTTTCAGGGCCATGCCTTTCCTGAGTCGGCAGTACGGCGGGCCTTGCAGGTTCTGGTAGAGCGGGGCTTGGTCAGGGTGGTGGGTGAAAAACCACTGCGGTATGTGGCCGATACTACAATCGTAAAAAGTTACGATACACCATCGAGCATCGTAAAAAATTACGATTATCCTTCTCATGAAGAAGAGAGCATCGTAAAAATTTACGAAACTCCCCAAGAGAGTATCGTAAAAATTTACGAACCCACAGAACAAAGTCCAGTGCGCGAAAATGACACCTTCGTAACTTTTTACGAACAGCCGCAACAGCAAAGCATCGTAAAAATTTACGAAACTCCACAGCCAGAGCCGGGCATCGTAAAAATTTACGAAACTCAGGAAAATGCGCCGGGCGCGGCAAACGGTGAAGTCGTAAAAAATTACGAACAACCGGCAAAAGATGAGGAAATGGTTAGAAACGACAATTGTTTAATTACTAAATTAAATTCTCTTAAGCAAGAGGATAATTTTTTGGAGGGGTGTGGGGAACCTTTTTTGCTTCCGTCGCCTGAACCCAAACCCAAAGCCTTTGACCTCGCCGACTATGCGGCGGCGTATAACCGGTTCAAGGCGTCTACCATGCCCGCCTGCCAAACCAAGGACGCCTCGGGATTCCGCAAAAAGAAGCTACAAGCACTTTTGAAGCACTACTCGCACGAGACTTTGATACAAATGATTGAGCAGGGCACGGCGTACATGGCCGCTGACGGCTTCCTGAGCGGACGCGAAAACGGCAAGGCTTTTGGATTCGATACGCTTTTGCGGCATCTCGAGGACTACTCAGAACGCGGCGCTGCCCTCATCAAACGGCGTGGCGGCATACCGGCCAACAGCACTCAAGCCTCTGAAATGCTCTCGCCCTACTCCACAAAGGTGTCCAGTTATGCAGATTGAAGCGCGTCACGTCTGGCTTCTGGCGGGCTATCCAGTGGCCTATACCCCTGCTGGTCTGGTCTTTTATGGCCCCCCTAGCCTCAACCACTTTTGTTATCGGTATGCGGTTCTGTTGGGCAAATACCTGGGTAGCGTCCCTGTCCACTACAGCGAGCTATCAGACGACTTCCAAGCCGATTTGCACCGGGCGGTCATTCTCGCTATCTGGGATAAGCCCAACTACCTCGAACGCCCCTGGCTCGAGGCTTCGCAGGTGGTCAAGCAGGCTCTTGATAGCGTGATTGACAACGTAAAGGTAGTGCGTTAGGCTACACCCTATGGATGAGTTACAGGAAATACTCGCCCAAATCAAGGCGAGAGTCAAACCTGCCGAAATTGACCCCGCGCTCCCAAAGTGCCCCCTGTGCGGCGCGGGCGGCCTGGTCGGTCATTATGAATCGGCCTTCAGCCTCCGGCACGACTGTGACTGTGAGGCCGAACGCACCCAAGAGTACCTGCGTGGCCTGAGCCACCTTTGGAATGTCCAGCAAAGTCTCAAGGCTTTTGTTGGACAGCTACCGGCGCTGTACAAAAGCGTTGGGTTTGACAGCGTGCCCAAAGGTCTCAAGTCCAACAATCCGGGCCTGTTCACGGCCTTGCAGCGCCTATCTCAGAAGCCTCGAGAAATCGGGATACTCTACCTTTGGGGCAACGCTGGGGTGGGTAAAACCACCCTGGCGATTTGCGTGGGCCGTGCCATGTGTGAATCCGGTCTGCGGGTGGGGTTCTGGAATGAAGGGGCCTGGTACGGCGCGATGGCTGAAGCTGACCGTACACGGTACAGCCCCAACCCCGCCCCCTTCCCTGACCTAACCCGCTACGATGCCCTAATTCTGGATGACCTTGCAAGCATGGTGGCAACCGCACGGGCATCCAGGGATGATGTGCGGGCGCTGCGCGAGTTTTACAGGGTGCTCGAGCACTACTACGTCGAGCGCAAGCCCCTGATCATAACCAGCCAGTTTGACCCTGGCGTAGCGGCGCAAAAAGTGGCCTATGCCGATTCGGTGGATGCGGCTATGCGCTGGGCTTCGAGGCTTGCGTCAGGCAGGGTGTTTCAGGTGACGGCTCCCCGCGACTACAGGCTGCAACCGGAGGTGTGAACATGATTGACAAGGCAACAATGGGGCAGGAGCTTCGCAGGATCAGGAAAAACCTGAACCTGTCAATAAAAAAGGCCGCATACTCCACTGGTCTGAGCGTGCCGCTCATCTCCGACATTGAGCGGGGGCGCACATGGCCGTCCTACGCAACCCTGTTCAAGCTGGCAAAACTGTATGGCGTAGCTCCAAGTCAAATCATTCGAGCAGTAGAGGAAGAAAGCGTTGAACGGTCTTACAGCCTGCCCCTCGCGCCTGGGGTGCGTGAGCTGGCAGACATGCCAAACATCTGTGAAATTTTTGGCATTACCGCTCAGGACTTGAACGACCTGAACAAAATCAGATTGAGCGGTAAAGGTTTCCAGAGCTTTCACCAGGCTGTAGCGGCGTTTCTGATACTCAAAGGAGTGACGTATGGAAGTAGATAAATCCGAACTGGTCAAAGTCCTTAACGTGGTCAAGCGTGTAGCACCGACTAGAGCCTCAAACCCGATAATGACTCAGGTGCGGCTTACCGGAACCAATGACGATCTGACCCTGACCGCCTTCAACGGTGAAGTGTTCTACAGGGGGGTTGTCCCCGCAAGCGTGGGGGCCATTTTTGACACGCTTGTACCTGCACACAAGCTCATCGAGTTAGTGAGTAACCTAAAAAGCGATAGCATTTTCATCGAACTCGAGAATAACGAGATGCTATTTGCGGCGGGCAGGCAACTGGCAAAACTGACCACGATGCAAGCAAGCGATTATCCCGAATTTGTTTTTGAACCATACGAACAGGGGGCGCAAATCAAAGCTAAAGACCTGCACGATGGGTTGGACTCGGTTGCCTACTGCTGCGCCACTGACGACTTTCGCGGGATTTTTCGCGGTGTGTTGTTGAAAACGCACGACGGGCTTATTGTTTTTGCCGCCTCAGACGGCTACAGGTTCGCCGAAAAAAAGATGGCCTACGATAGCCACATACCTTCTGTGGTCATCCCGAAAAGAAATCTTGCCTTTATCACAACCGTACTCAACCTGTGCGGGCCTGAAAACATGGTAGCGGCGGGCTATGCACATGGCCGCTTCACCGTTTCGGGGAAAAACCATACCATTCAGGTTGCCACCCTCGACGGCAATGACTTTCCTAACTACGAAAAAATCATTCCTCAGGACAGCAATGTTATTTTGCGCTTTGACAGACGGGCGCTAATGGATGCGTTCAAAATGATGGGCATTTTTGCCGCTGGTGATACAAGGCCCACGAGGATCGAGGTGAGCGGTAAAACGATGGTTCTAACATCCCGTGGCGATTACGGCGAGTCCAGCGACGTGGTGATACTGGAGGATGAGGTTGAAAAGCCGTTCTCCTTCCACATCTCGGCGGCCTACATGCAAGACGCTCTCAACCAGGTTTCCGCTGAGGGTCTACAATGGGCGCTGACTGTAGAGGGTGAAACAGCAAAAAAGCCTACGCTGCTGACTGATTCGGCGGGCAACCTTGCCGTAGTCGTGCCTTTGGTGGTGTGAACATGCCCGAGCGCGATACCGACCTGACGGGCTGCCCCTCGCACTGGCAAGTTGTGTCCGACCTTCCACCAAAAGGCTCGAGGGTCTCCACTCAGGTGACTGATGGCTACGGTGCGCTTTACAAGGTCAAGCTGCGCGGGGTATGGTTCCTCATCAAGTTTTTGCGCCCTCCCCTGCACCGGCTTTCGATCACGAGCCAATACGGTGAGGTGCGCATTTTTGAAAACCTTGACGACCTTGCTTCTAGGTTTGATGCCATCCGCTGGGTTACTGGCGGCTCCAAAAGGTAGGATAGAGACATGAAAAACTGGGAAAGCTACCTTGACCCTACTGACCGCGAACGTCTCGAGGCTACTCGCAAATACTACAACGAGAACTACCCGGGCGACCTTACCTTTGCCCGCAACTGGGTACAAATCACCCACAGCCCTGACTTCTACGAGGAATTGGCCGAGGCCCAAACGCCTGAAGAAAAAGCCGAGGTTCACTATGCCGCTGAGATGCGGGCGTACCCGTTCAAAGTAGTTTACCCTGATTCGCCTTTCTACGACGTTTAGGCGGCTCAATTAATCCCTGCTGCAAAAGATCAAACAAGGTCAACTGTTCTTGCGGCTTCGCCTTACGGGGGGGCCGCTTACCTTTTTTGCGGTAGGTGGTCACGGCTCGCGTCGTGCCAGTCTCTGGGTCAAAAACACGATAGGTAAGGGGTGCGTAGTCAGGGTTATCTTTGCGGCGAACCGGAGTAGGCGGGTTCAGAGGCTTGGACTTTGGGCGCTGGGCACGTGCTGCCTGCCGCTCCTGTTTCAAGCGCTGTTTGCGCTGCCAGGGGTATTCAGTTTCCTGGCCGAATAGGTCAACCGCTGCTTTTTCGACGGCGGGCATGACGGGCTTTGGCGGTGCGATAACTGTGGGCGGTCTGGGCCTCGAGGCTGCTTCGGCGGCCAAATCAGCCAGGGCGGGTACAGCGGCAGTTATCGAGTCCATCGAATAATCTTTCAACTCGGGCGCTGCTGTGGGTTTGGGTGCTGAGGCCGGTTTGGGGGTTGGGGTGGGTGCTGGCGTGGGCGCTGGCGTTGCCTGGGTGGGCGCAAGGTCAGGGGCCTTTGACAGCATCTCCTCGAGCCCGCCCTTTTTGGCATTGGCAAACCCGTATTCAAAGGCATCCAACAAATCGGCTCCGATACCGGAATAATCCCCGCGTACCGTGTAGCCCATGCTCTGCATCTTGGCTCCAATGATGCCCGCTAGTTTACGTTCAAAGCTGGCGGCAGATGTTGGGAATTTGACCGAAACCTTGGAGGCCAACCCCTTGCGGATCGCGCGACCTAGCATCTGGTCAAGCTCCATTGCCGAATAGGGGTAGGACATAATGAACTGCGTGGTGGGCCGGTTCCCTACGGTGTCGTGAAAACTAAGACCCGTACCGCCCTTGGCTCCTGTGAGTACCAGAAGTTTAATTTTGCCACTGTTGAAGTCCGCTTTGGCCTTGCGTAGCTGAGGCAGGGACTCATTGCCCGTGTACAGGCCCACGCCATAGCCGGAACTTTCAAACGCGTCGCGCAAAAGGCGGGTGGGACTCGGCAGCTTGAAATCAAGTCCTTGAAGGGCTTTTTTAATTTCGACCGAGACAGAATCGGCTTCTTCGGTTTCCAACAGCAAATCGTCCAGTTTGAAATCCTCGCTGGTTTTGCTGGACTTGTATTGCGTAAATACCGCAACACTCTGCCCCTTGGCAAGCTCTTCTCTGATAAGCGGAATGGACGCCTCGACTTTGGCCCGCTCGAGAATGGCTCTCAGCAGGTTGGTGCGTTGGGCCATGATGAGGCCCTTGTATTTGCTTTGTTCGGCGGCTTCAGTAAGCCGTTCACTTACCTCATCCATGAGTTTTTGATATTCCTCGCTAATCGCAATTGGCGGGGCATCAGATTCAACAAGGCTCGGATCGGGCTGGAATATGCGCTTGGTGAGCACCCCGCTCCGTACCAAATCTTCGTGCGCACGGCGCAGATCACCCGGTTCACCGCGAAACACATACCGCTTGCTGTCGTTCCAGCCCTTCTCTATCACATACTTGTACTGCTGAATCCAGCCGTCAAATTTCAGGCCCTGAGTCAACCCACCGAACGACAAGTACTTGGCTTCCTCGAGGTCTTGGTAAGGGGTGGCGCTCGAGAACAGGATAAAACCCGCTTTCGTCATTGTGTCTATCGCGTTCCGTCCCCGCTTGCTCTGTTTGCCCCCAAAGGCGTTTTTGATTTTGTGAGCCTCGTCAAAAATTAGAATCGTTCCTTTGTCAATGTCTGGCAATTGGCCTTTACTTAGCTCGGTGTAGGTATGCGTGCGTATCTGCGTCGGGTCAACCCCAACATGCTTTAGCGCCTCATCTACCTGTTCGCGCAAATCCCTGCTAGGCACGATAAGCACGACCTTGTAACCGTTTTTGAGCCACTCTTTTGCGGCAGCGGCGTAAACGTAGGTTTTGCCCGTGCCCGTGCCGTTTGCAAGGATAATGCCCTTGTGCCCGTCTTTCCAACGCTGTAAAACCCTCTGGGCGTCAATAATCTGCTCAGGGAATAACTTGGTTTTGGTTTCATCGTCAATCGGGTACTCCGCTGTGGGATACCCGTCGGCATCGTAAGTAATTGGTTTTTGGGGCTTTTCTTCGGGCATGGGCTCCGAAGTGGGGGCGCTGTAGTCGCTGTCCTCCTCGAGCTTGAACCCCAACGCCCTGAGCTGGGACATGGCTTTTTCGGTCACGAGGTAGCTTTTTAGCTCCCGCTGCAAAGCCATAAAATTTTTCGGCGGGATGATCCAGGACTTGGTGTCTGGGTCAAACTTGCGTCCTACGGCATATTTTTTCAGGATGTCTTTTTCTTTTGAGCCGTAGGCAACCGATGCTCTCAGGTTCCCGTCCGGCCCCCAACTAAAACCCACCATGTCACTGGTCTCTGGTGGAGAGTCGTCTTCATCATGATAAAAGTACCGCCACTTAGCATTTTTGCTGTCCCACTCCCTACGGTGGTATTTGTGTCCCGGCTTGACCCACCCGTAGGGCAGGCCCTTAGCGAAAATTCGCTTTAGAGACACGCTAAATAAATTTGTCAGACTCCGCATGATTGGATTGTACCCTCTAGTGCAGTCAGAAACGAAAGGTTGACGCTATGAGCAAAACCGACTACATTACGGTATGCGTGTAACGCTACAAAGAAGGAGGTTGTATGAGAGTGATGGTGGTGGCGGTTTTATTGCTCACCTGCTGCGCCCTGGCGCAAAAGGGCGTGGTGGGGCCGGTGGGTATTGAGTACCTTGACCTCAAAATCAACTATCAGGTTGACCCCGTTGACGGTCTGGGAAAGGTAACGCTGACCCTGACCGATGGCTCGGTGCGGGTCTGCCGGTTCATGTACGGCGATCCGGATACCGATAAAGACGGCAAAACAACTTTCCGGCAAAGCGAACCGCTCACTCGAGGGGACGCAAGTCTAATTCTCCAGCGGGCCTTACCGTGCTTGCTGGATGCCCTGCTCGAGCAGGCACGGTTATTGACCCCTGTAGCGGGCTCCCCTGGCCCCCAAGGGCCTGTAGGCCCCCAGGGTGAGCCTGGGCCGCCTGGCCCAAGGGGAGAGGCCGGGCCTCCTGGCCCTGCGGGTGTAACCCCGCAACTGGAAATCGGGACAATAACCATGCTCCCACCTGGGACTGCCCCCCGTGCTTACCTAACCGGCACACCCGAGAGGCCGGTTTTGAATCTGGAAATACCTGCTGCCCCCCCTGGCCCCCAAGGGCCTGTAGGCCCCCAGGGTGAGCCTGGGCCGCCTGGCCCAAGGGGAGAGGCCGGGCCTCCTGGCCCCCCCGCCTCAGTGACCGCTACAGTGGCTCCTGAGCCGTTTACGGCCAAGCCCTGGCGGGTGGGTGTCTCGGCCAACTACACCCCCAACCTGAGCACCCTGAGCCTCCAGGGGTCAATCTGCCATGATGCCCTGCTCGTGCCTGGGGTGGGCCTCTGTGCCCGCCTCGAGTCCGGCAACCTGGCCCCTCTGGGCCGTGACTACGCCCTGGTGCTGGCGGGCGCGGGCCTGCTTCAAACCCCTCTTGGTGCGCTGTATCTACAGCCGGGCCTTGGCTATGCCCTGGGCGCTACCAGTGGCCTGCATACGTTCGTGCAAGTCCTGGTAGGGGTTGAGGTGGCCCTCGAGCCCCTTATCCTCTTTGCTGAGGCCTCGACCAATCTCTACATCGAACGTCCCGAGGGTCTTGGAAAGCTGGCCCTGGGTGTGCGTTATCGTTGGAGGTAGACGCGTGGAAATCCTGATTAGGCGGCACAATAGGCAAAAAGGCGGCAACCGTGCCGCCTATGCTGACCTTGAGCGGGCGGGCGCAATGTTCGTGTACTGCGGGCGTCCTGGGCCGCTGGGCAACCCCTTCAGGGTGGGGCGCAACTACAGCAAGCAACGGGCTGTAGACGATTACCGGCTGTTGCTGGGTGAGGACTATGCAAAACACTTTCCCGCTGACAAAGTGGAGTACGTTCGCACCCGCGCCCTCGAGCGCATCCAACAAATCGCTAAAAAAGTCCGGCGAAACCCCACCGCTCACCGCATTGTGCTGCTCTGTCCCTGCTACGTGGAGGGGGAGCCGTGCCACGCGGAAGTCATCAGGGAAAAGCTGCTTGAGGTTCTGGAGGTAGCAAAATGACTAAGGCAAAGTTCATCACTCTAACTCTTCTGTTGACCGCCTGCGGTCAAGCCCCCCTGCCCCCCGTGCAACCCCCGCCCCCGCCTGACCCTGAGCCTGCTACCGTCACCGTTACGGCCACCGTCCTCTCCCTGGCCGGTGGGATGGCTACCCCTAACGATTTTGCCCTGCGGCTGGTGCAGGGCGTGAGTACACAGGCCATACCCATCTCGAGCGGGTTTCCCGTCCAGGTTCCTGCGGGTGAGTACCGCGTTGCTTTCACCCCTGTACCTGGCTACGCCTTTGCGGGCTATGTGGGCTGTTCCGCTGACGGCGTGCTCATCACCCGTCCAGGACAGAGCCACTTTTGCGGGCTGACCTTCGTCGAGCCCCCCCGCCTGCCTGAGCCCCCCGTCATCCCGCCCGAAACTTCCTCGCTGGCGGTGGTGGTGCTGGGCCTCGAGCCCGCCACAATCGCCATTGACGGCGTAAACGTGACCGTCAACCGCAACCATATCGAGTACCGGCCCCCTGGCAACTACACCGTGACCGCCAAAGATCAAAGCGGGTATAGGCCCGATAAGTACAGCCAAACCGTAGTGGTTCCGGTTGGGGGTACAGGTGTGGCCGTCGTGGTGTTTACCAAAAAAGTCTCTAGCTGTTCTGTGGGGGTGATGACCGGATGCTAACCATTTACTTCAAGACGCCAACGGGCCACCGCGTGTCAGTGACCTGCGAGGAAAAAGACTACAGGGCCACCCTGGTCAAATATGGCCGTCGGCGCTGGGTTCCAGAGGACTGGCCTGCACGCGGTTACAAGTTTCCCCTTGCCAATCACGACAATTTTGACTGGGCCCTCATCGGTGCAGAGCCTGGTGAGGTGCTGGACAGAGACTCTGGCGAGATGGTTCCTGGCGTGTGGTTCGGTGGTGAGTTCTACAAAAAGCGCGAACTGGCGGCCAATCCAAAAAAGAAAATGGCGGCTGCAATCAAGTACAGCCGTGGCTTCAGGCCCGGCCATGACGACCCTGCGCGGCAAGAAGGCGATGAGGAAGGTTTTACCTACGTGACCCTGGCGAAGTTTGTTGGAGACGGCAAAACCTGGGAGTTCTGGAATAAGCAGGGGGACAGGGATGTTTGATTTTGAGCACACCGACGCGCTTTCCTACATGGCGCGGATGGCTAACCAATCCTTTGATCACATCATCACCGACCCGCCTTACTCCGAGGCGGTACACGCGGCTCGAGCCAACGATACCCTCGAGGATGGCCTTCAGCGCAACCGTGTACAGAACTACGAGCACATGAACGACGCGCTCATTCAAGCCGTATCAGTGGAATTTGCGCGTCTGGCGCGGCGCTGGGTGCTGGTTTTTTGCGACATCGAGCTAGTGCCCAACTGGAAAGCGGGCCTGACTCGAGCGGGCCTCAACTACGTTCGCACCGGCATCTGGGTCAAGGAAAACCCCCCGCCTCAATTTTCGGGCGACCGGCCTGGCGTGGGCTACGAGTGCTATGTTCTGGCTCACCGGCCTGGCCCTACTGCCTGGAATGGCGGCGGGCGGGTGGCCGTCCACCATCACCTGACCCTGATTGATCGTAAGCGTAACGGCCAGGGCAAAATCCACCCCGCGGAAAAACCGCTATCTCTGATGGAAGAACTTATCGCCTACTACACCAACCCCGCTGAGCATGTCCTAGACCCCTTTGCGGGCGTTGCCACCACCGGCGTAGCGGCCCTGCGCCTTGGCCGTCATTTTTACGGTTGCGAGACAAACGAGGGCTACTACAAAGCGGGCCTCGAGCGCTTGAATGCCGCCTCGATGGTGCAAAGTTTGTTCCTGCCTTGAAGCTGAGTGTTGCCAAACTTGCTACATTGTGCTACCTTGGGGGTGGAGGCTGGGCGAAGCGGTGGAAGCCATGCTCGCCCGTTGAGGAGGAAACCATGTACGATCTGAACAAAATCGAGGACGAGTACCGCGCCGCCGAAGCGGTGCGGGGAGCGACACAGAATTTCCACTTTCCCCGCAAGGTCTGGGACGTGCTGGAAGAATGCGTGCTGCCCGAGGCGGAGTACGCCCGGGCGCGGCGGGAGCGGGCCCGGAGGGAGGCGAGGCTGCACTACGGGGTGGCCACCACCGCCATCCTCAACGCCTACGCATGGCGCTTCGGATTACCAACAATAAGCCTGCCTGCCCGATTCCTGCCCAAACCCCCAGAGGCGCTCAAACACCACCTCGACGACCATTACATGTACTTCAACCTCAAGAAGGAACTCATGAATCGCCTGGCTCAGGAAATGGGCCTGGACGACCCCGAGGAAACTCCGATGCATCAGGTCCTCTACCAGATGGCCCTGTACTACGGCAACCTCAAAGGCCGCGTGGCGCTGTGGGAGGCGGTGGGGGAGCGTCTTCGGCTGGACCCGGAGGAGGACGCATGAACCTGATAAAAGTCACCTGCTTCGGTGAACCCGAGTACGTCCTGCTGCGCAACCACCAGGCGGTAGCGACCTGGACAGCAGGCGAGGCCTGGGGGAGCTTCGTGAAGGCCCTGCTGGAACGGGTGGGGTTCACGGTGGAGGAGTACGACGCCACCCCAGCGGTGGTTTCCTTCGGGGACGCCCTCGACGAGGACAGCCCGGGGTGGACGGTGCCCCGGCTGGTGGAACTGGTGGCGGGCCGCTTCGGCCTGGGGGCGCTCGAGCGCCCCCTCAGCCAGGGGGAGCGGGAGTGGCTGTTGGGACAGGACCTCCTGGCGGAGGCCCCCGAACTTCGCTTCCGGGAGTGAGGAGTCATGGAAATCTTTGATCGGCTCAAGGCAAAGGGAATCCTCGAGGCCCGCGTGGGTTTCAGGGGGAAAAACGGGGACATCAACCTCACGCACGTACGCTGCTACCCGGACTTCCGGGAGGAAGAGGAAGGGCGGAAAAAAGTCCACTGCGACAACCAGACGCGGCATCGCTCTGGAAGACCTTCAGGGGATCCGCGAACGGGTACGGCTTAGGAAGCCCCAGAGAGCCACGCTGCATAGCTGGGCGTTTTTCGACCTGGGCCAGAAACT